TCATACCGCACCTCCACAACAGGCATCCGCCCCGTAGTGTGGGCAGTCCACCAGCTGGCATCCTGTAAATCGCTGTGCGCGGTTGATCTGTTCCCGCTCGTAATTGCTGGCCGGTGCGCCATTGGCAATTGCTTTCAGCCGATGACGGCTCAGCGGGGCAACGGTAGCGATTTGCGCGATGCAGTCATCGCAGCTGCAACGATTAGCGTCCATTTTTCCTTCCTTTGCGTTCGCTGCGTTCGCAGAGCACGAACGGTCCGTATTGTTCTGTGGTGTATCCGCTTACCCGTGCGTCAAGCTGGGCTTGAGACTCCTTCCTACGGAGGTCCGCCGTGACCAGGCTCCGGATGTACTGGCTGTGTGACCAGCCACGCTCGTACGCCTCCTGCGCAACGTGGAGGGCTTCCTCATCAGGAAGGTGGGTGGGCATGCAATGGGTTTTCTTTGGCGCACGCTGGCGCGGCAGCTCAGGCCTGGGCATGACACACCTCAGCTGCTTTTCTATTGGCTGCCAGTTCTCGCACCTGATACTCCCGCAACAGCGGGATTTTGTCGTCATCCCACTGGGAGACGGCTGGCGGCTCAATTTCCAGCAGCTCGGCCAGCTCTTTCTGGGTTTCTACCCCAGCAAGCTGCATTGCTTCTTGCTTGGTCATAAGGGGGTCGTCCGTTTGATAAGTCAACTTAACAAGTTTTGCATAGGTGACTTACCTTGGCAAGGGTTAAGTTTGCTTAACTCTCGGAGGGTGAACGATGATTCCTTACCTGAAGGCCCTGAACCCTGATTGGCGACCGCAAATCATGCCGATCGGGGAGGACTGCGCCCTGGTCGGACTGGTGGTGGCAAAGTACGCGCCGGTACGCCGAAGAAAATAAAATATTGAAAAACAAAAGCCTGCATGATTGCAGGCTTTTTTTTGGCTTGTGCGCAAGGGAAAAAAGTAATTTTGCTTACCTTGGTTGTTGACAGCCTTGTTAAGTTCGCTTATCTTTGACCCATCAGCCAGATTACAGGCTGATAAGCGCCATGACCGACCTATCACGGCAAGTCATGGCGACCACGAACGAAGCAAACGAACGAGGCAATAGCAGTATGGAACACAAGCACCCAATCGACAAGGTCGTATACGACCGGATTCAGGCCGAAGACTTTGGCATCTCAGAACAGGAATTCAAGCGCCTCCAGCGCGGCTACCTGATTGCATACCTGAAGGCTTTTGCCGTGGTTGTCGCCGTGATCGTCGCTGTTGTTGCCGCACTGAACTAAGGAACATGAACATGAACGCTTTTCTGAAACCCGCTGTCAACAGCACCACTGAAGCACTGGATGACGCCGCCATCCGCTGGAGCCGCGCCAAGGCTGCAGAACAGGCTGCCAACAAAGAGCGCCTGGCTGTGGAAGCCGAAATCGCCAAGCTGGTTGGCGTTGCTGAAGAAGGCACCACCACTGCCGAAACCGCCGCTTTCAAGATCAAAACCGTGGGCAAGCTCACCCGTTCGCTGGACAGCGAAGGCCTGCAAGCCGACTGGGACGCCCTGCCTGACGCAATTCAAAAATGCTTCAGCTGGGACGCCAAGCTGGACACCAAAGCCTTCCGCGCACTGGAAAGCATGCGTGATGACCTGATCCCCACCATCAGCAAATACATCACCACCAAGCCTGCCAAGGCCAGCATCAGCGTGGAGGCAAAATAATCATGGCCGTCAAACTGACCACCACCCGCGCTGCTGCGCAAACCAACGGTGTGAAGGTGTGCGTCTATGGTCAGGCCGGGGCGGGTAAAACCGTCCTGTGCGCCACCACCAACGCGCCCACCATCATCATCAGCGCTGAAGCTGGCCTGCTTTCCCTGCGGGACACTGACATTCCCGTGATTGAGATCAGCACCCTGGAGGACCTGCAGGAAGCCTACAAGTACCTGCTGAGCGCAGAAGGCCAGGTGTATGAATGGGTATGCCTCGACTCGATCAGCGAAATGGCCGAAGTGATCCTGAACAGTGCCAAGAAAGCCCTGAAGGATCCACGGCAGGCCTACGGCGAGATGCAGGAAAAGATGGAGGACATGATCCGTCTGTTCCGCGACCTGCCGCGCAACGTCTACATGACCGCCAAAATGGAGTCTGTTACCGACGATGCCGGTGTGGTGCGCTTTCAGCCCATGCTGCCCGGCAAAAAGCTGCCCAATGGCCTGGCCTACTTTTTTGACGAAGTTTTCTTCTACTACGTCGACAGAGACCGGGCCACTGGTGAAGAGCAACGCTGGCTGCAAACTGCGCCAGATTCCCGCCACCACGCCAAAGACCGCTCAGGCGCATTGGATGCGCGTGAGTATCCGGACCTGTCCAACATCGCCCAAAAAATCATGGGCACCAACGTAAACGCAACGGAGTAAACGAACATGGCCTTTCTCGACGTCGAATTCAGCCCCGAAGAAATCAAAGCGGCTGGCGAAAACCGGTTTGAGCTGATCCCGGCAGGCAACTACATCGCCCAGATCATCAAATCTGAAATCAAAGTGAACAAGGATGGCCTTGGCAGCCGCCTGAGCCTGCAGTTCCAGATCACCGATGGTGAAAAGCGTGGCCGCACCCTGTTTCAGGACGTGACCCTGAAAAACGCCAACGAAACCGCCATGAAAATTGGCCGTGAACAACTGGCCCAGCTGGCCCGTGCCTGCGGCCTGACCCGTGTTCAGGACTCTGCGCAGCTGCACAACATCGAAATGCAGATCAAGGTCAGCATCCGCGAGGACAAAACTGGCCAGTACGAGCCGCGCAACGAAATCAAACGCTTTGAGCCGCTCCCCGGCCAAGTGGCTTCCACCGCAGTACCGGCCACTCCTGCAGCACCACCCGCAGCGCCTTCTGGCCGCGCCATGCCCTGGAAACGCGGTTCAGCATAAGCCTGATACCACACACAGCCGCCCCAGCCTTCGGGCTGGGTGCTTTGGGCTGTCATTCATTGGCTCCGGATGGCAGCACCAAAGCAGGAGGGAGAACAGAACGTGAGCAGCATCCTCGACATTGACTTCACCAACTACCACAAGGTTCAGGCCACGCGCCTGACCGTCACCAGCCGGAACGAACAGCGGGCGCAACTTGAGCAGGAACTGCAGGAATATCTGCAGGCCGGTGGGCAAGTGCGCACCATCGAAACGGGTGTCAGCGGCAAGCCGGAGCAGATCACCAAAGCCATCAAACTGGCCCGGAAGATGAAGCCATGAACAGCACTGACCTGTCCACATTCACTGCCGATGAAACCGTGGCTGAAATCATGGCGGATTATGCCCTGCGCTACCCATCCAGCCACCGCACCTACCTGGGCGGATCGGCCATTGGCGACCCCTGCGCACGCCGCCTGTGGCTGAAATTCCGCTGGGTTCAACTCGAACAGTTTGAAGGCCGCATGCTTAGGCTGTTCCAGACCGGACACCTTGCCGAGCCGCGATTTATCAATGACCTGCGCTGGATTGGCGTTGAAGTCCTGGACGTTGATCCAAGCACCGGCAAGCAGTTTGCTGTGTCCTTCCTGGGCGGCCACCTGCGTGGCCATGCCGACGGTGCCGCCTTGGGCATTAAGGGCGCTGAAAAAACATGGCACCTGCTGGAGTTCAAAACCCACAGCGCAAAGAGCTTTGCCACCCTGCAAGCCAAAGGCGTGCAAGAAGCCAAGCCCCAGCACTGGGCGCAGATGCAGCTGTACATGCATGGTCTTGAGCTGACCCGCGCCTATTACCTGGCCGTCAACAAGAACACCGACGAGCTGTACGGCGAGCGGATCCACTACGACCAGGCTGCTGCAGAAGAGCTGGTAGACCGTGGCCGCAGGATCATCTTTGCCTCTGAACCACCAGCACCGATCAGCGATCGGCCAGACTGGTACGAATGCAAAATGTGTAGCCTGCACCCGTACTGCCACAAGGCAGATCGTCATGCCCTGCCGGAGGTCAACTGCCGGACCTGCATCCACAGCACCCCGACTGAGGACGGTGGCTGGGTTTGCGAGCAATCGCAAAAATCCTTGTCCACTGAAGAGCAGCGCGAGGGCTGCCACCTGCACCTGTGGATGCCAAGCCTGTTCCCGTCGCTGGAGTACACCCACGCGGATCAGGATGAAGTAGACGGCACCATCACCGCCGTGCACTACACCGGCCCATCTGGCGCTGTAGTCAATGACCATGCGGGGAGGATGCAGCCGTGGTTTTGA